GGTTTTTTAGGAAGTGCAAGAGCGATTGCAGCTTATACAGTTTCACAATTTTTATCAACAGCCAAAGTAACGTTTGTTGATGAAAACGGTGGAGGACAGACAATTAATTATAGACTTGCTAATAAATATAAAGAAACGTTAGCGGGAACTAATATTTGGAGTGCTGCAACAGCGAAACCACTTGAAGACTTGGAGAGATGGAAAGAAACGGTTGAAGAAGGTGGAGGAAACGTAGAAATAGCTTTAATGTCAAAAGCTACGTATAATGCACTAAAAAAACACGATACCGTAAAAGCGTTATTCAAGAATACTATTGTTACGGTTACTCCAGCACTTATTAAATCCACTATTGAGGATGTAATCGGAATGACAATATTGATTTGGGACGAAAAAATAAAAGTTGGAAAAACAACTAAAAATGTATTTCCAGATAACATTGTAACATTAATTCCAAATGGACAATTAGGAGTTATGGAATATGGACCAACTCCAACAAAGACTGATGAGCTACTTGGGATTTTGGGAGATAGAGAAGTTGTAGACATAGCTGGTACATTTGCAACTGTGGAAGTTGTGCCTGAATCAAAATCAGCAGGAGTTGTAAATAATGTAAATGTCGTAATTGAAGATCTAGTTGCTCCGAATCCGTCAATAATGAATAGCATGTTTATAGCGACAGTTGGGTAGGTGAATTAAATGGCAAAAGAGAATGAAAAGGAAGAGGCAAAAGCTATTGTTGAGGCAGTAGCTTTAACACCTTTGAGATTTAATGATATTAGATACGAAATTGGCGATAAGCTGGAATTAACTGAAGCAGAATTTGAAGTTTTGTCAGAAAATAAACTTGTCGGCGAAAGAGTTGATGAGTAATGACGGACGAAATTTTGGAAGAACTGAAAAAATATATTCCTGAAACTTCAGATTTTGATGTAGGAGTTGTTGAGCAGTTTTATAAAGTTGCTGAAGAAAAACATAGCAGTGAAAAAGAAAAATTACTCAAAATATATCTTTTTGGATATTTACTCACTTCATTAGATGATTTTGATTTTACGAAAGTTCAAGTATCTAACATTGTAATCGAAGAAACAGGTACAAATAATCAATATTTAATGATGTATAAACAGTTGTTGAAAACGCTTGGGATTGACGAAAACGAAACAGCTGTATCAATAGTTTAAGGAGGAACTAATGGTTATTTTAAAAAATAAGGAAAAAGGAGAAATACTGCTTGTCAAATTAAATCACATATTGCTTAAAGAAGGCGATAATGAGCTTGATTTGACACCTCGCAGAATGAATATTGCGAAAGAGGAAATTGAAGAAAGAAAACTTAATATTGAAATTATAGAGCTGGGTGATAAGAATGCCGTGCAAACTGAAAATAAAGGAGAAGCCAAAAAACAAGAATCTAGAAAAGTTAATAGCAATGAACAGGCAAAAAGTTGAAGTTGGAACAGTAACTAATTACAGTGTTAAAGGTGGATTTAACGCCTTTGGACTATCCAATGTTCTTGATACAGGATCTAGCCGTGGAGTTCCTGGATGGAATTATAATCAAAAGGCTTTTGAACAGTTTAAGCCAATAGCGGCTAGATACTTTAAAGAGGGGGTTGCAAAGATTATAAACGGAAATTTCAGCGTTGAAGCGATGACTAATAAAATCGGAACAGAGGCAAGCACAAAGTATAAAGCAATGATCGAAAGAATTAAAAGTCCAGCAAACAGTCCTGCAACAATTAAGAAAAAAGGATTTAATAATCCGATGATTGAAACAGGACATTTTAAAAGCAATATTGCTGCCAAGATTAATGGTGGAAGAATTGTTGGGAGAGGTGGTGGATAGTGGACAGAAAAGTTAGAGCAGCTATTAGAAAAGTTTTAAAAGTTATAAGGAAGTTTTCTGATGATGTAACTGTGTATTTGGAAGATTCCGAAGTTGAATTTGATGATTTAGGAAATCCGATTCAAGATAAAATAGAAAAGACTGTAAAAATGGCTGTATTGACGCCAAAACATAATTCATCGTTTCCACAAAGTATGGACGGAAGTTTTTTATCGAACAAAAAAGAAGGGTATTACATTCTAAATGGTGCAGATAGCTTCAAAATTTCCGAAAATATGAAAATAAAACACAACGGTGTGATTTATAGGATAGTTAATATTGAAGAAAATTATGGAGAGTTTTTGAGAATGGAGCTGAATATAGATGACAAGCGAAATTAGAAAAGAAGTCGTGAATGATATTAAAGAGTTTTGTAAAAAGTTTGGCATAAATCAAGTTATCAATGAAGAAAAACGTGATGAAATTTCGGCTGAACAGTATGAAAAACTTAAATTTCCACTTGTTTTCTATAATCTGTATATTGAAGATGCAGGAAGTCCTATTCCTTTTAGAAACGATAAATATTGTTATGATGAGGAAATACAGGCACTTTTGACTTTGGAATCACGAGAGAAACATAATGATTTTGATATGCTTTATATGTTTTTGGCAAATACAAATGCAACAAATGATTACTTTAATGATAGAAAACATCAAAGGAAGATACGGAAAGTATACAAGATACAGGAAACGCCTTTTAATTTTATGGGCAGAAAATATTACAAACAAGTTCTGCAATTCAGCTATTTTGCAGAGCATTATATAAATAAAGATTTTAGGGAGGAATAATGGCAATAGAAAGAAATGATTTGAATACATTGAATAATGTACAGATAAAATCAGAAAACAATAGAGCATTTTATGCTGATGTAAGAAGTTTAATGTTTTTCACAAAAGACTTCGCAATATCGCCAACTTATATTACAGAGCCAAAGGATTTATTGGAACTGAATGTGAGTGGGCTAGATGAAAATCATATTTTTTATAAGTTAATTGCAAGTGCCTATTCACAATCATACACTCCATTAAACGTTGTAGTGTATGGAAACAATACAGCAACTACATTTACAGAACTTATGAAAACTTATGTGGATCACGAGGATGCTTTCGAGGTTACTAACTGGATTACTAATATGGATATAGTTGCAGAAAAAAATTATATAGACAGCATTATAGCTTATGCAAAAACCGACAAGGATAAACAGTTCTTTATAGCTGTAAATTATGAAAAATTAGGAAATTCAGCCAAAGCTGTAGCACTACAGACAGATAATAATATTGATAATGTAGCGTTTGTTATTGAAGGGGCTAAGAACATAGCAAAAGGAAATTGGCTTACTGGGGCATTAGCTGGTGGAACGATAGGTTACAAGGGTTTAGGGAGTTATATTGTGCATTCTACACAAATTAATGGATTCGTGCAGGAGAACTTCACAAAAACGGAGCAAAAGGTATTCTGGGACGCTGGATTGAATTATCTATCTAAACCGACGCAAGGATATTTTCACATTGTAAACGGACTTAATTCAGATAACAAAAAATTCATTGAATTGAAATTAATCGAAATTTGGTTAAGAGACGGATTAAAGAAAGATTTGACAATTTTCCAAGTAAGAAAAGATAAAATACCAGGAAATGACACAGGAAAAATGATGGTTTACTCAATCATCAAGGAGCGTTGCAGACAAGGTGCCAATGCTGGAATGTTCATGGTAGATAGTGCTGGAAGCTATTTTGGAACAATAACACAAAAAGATAAGAACGGCAACGAAGTAGAAATTAGTTTAGGACATTTAACAGTGAGTGATTTTACACAAGAATCAATTAGAGAAGGAAAATTTGATTTCGATTTAAGAGTCACTTATTTAAATGGTGCCAGAAAAGTGAATCTGACTGGAGCTGTTACAACAGACGGGGAAATTATTTTTAATAAATAAGGAGGTAAAGATATATGGCAACAAAACAATATAACGTGGATAATGTCAAAATCATACTAACTGCCGCAGGAATTCCCTATGCGATTACTTGCAGACACGAAGATGGTTTTGAAGACGATCCGAATACAGAAAGTTCAAGCTCTACGATTGCGAGCTGTGGGCAGAAAGTAGTAAACGTATCGGTAGATGAAAGTGTATCTATTACGTTGAGCTTGCTTTACGGAAGTGAAGAACACAGAACAATGGAAAGATTACACAAACTTTGGAAAGCAAATAAAGGGCTATTTCCAATGTTTATGGTAATCACTGATACAAATACAAATGAAACTTACATTTATAACGGCGTTTCATTTAAGAAAAAGGCTGGATTGAAGTATGCAAATGAGAGTGGTACTGAAGCTAGGGCTTGGGAGTTTGAAGCAGAGAGTAGAGAACTTGTGATATAGAAAAATTATTTAACAAAGGAAATATTTCTTTCGTTAAAACTGAAAGGACAATGGCAATTGAATAATGACTGTGAAACTAAAATATTTGTTTTTTAAGTTTGGGATAATGGTATAATTAAAATCATTCTTTAATTTTTCTTAGAAATAGTGTATAATATAGTAAATTATTTTTAAGGAGGAATGATATTAAATGTTTTTAATATTTTGGATAGTCTGCATATATTTCTATGTTAGGGTAATTAGATTCAGCTTGAAAGAGATCCCTAAAATTAAAGAATACAGAAAAACTATGAGCAAGAAAGAGGCAAAAAAGAAAATTAAAAGTGAAAGAACCAAAAGAGATAAACTGGATTCCGTATTAGCAGTTGTATTTTTGTTTCTGGCGGTAGCTAGTTCGCCAAATTCAGGGAATAAAACTGAAACAGCAGAGAAAAAAGAAGTTAAGAAAGTCGAAGATAAAAAGGAAGAGGCTAAGAAAGAAGAGCTAAAGGCTGAAGCAAAAGCAACTGAAGTTGATAAATCTATAGCAACAAAAGAACAGAAAAGACTTGTAACATTTTTAGAAAATGCTGATAACAGATATTATGATAATTTCAAGGAAATTTTAACAGCGTTCGATACTCAAGATTTTGATAAAACAAAACGATTATTGAATAGATATGAAGAGAAATTGAGTGGAATTTATGATGATGTATTAAATTATGAATGTAAACCTACAGGAAATCCAAATTTTGATAAAGAATGCGGAGAATTATCTCAATCAGCTTCTGAAGAGTACACTTTAAAAAATAACGTAATTATTGAATTGAGACAATTTTTTAAAGACCCTAATCAAATGACTTTGGAAAATGTTAGAACGCAATTCAAATATGTTCTTGAAAAAAGCGAAGAATTGAGAGATAAATACGCAATATTTAAAAATAAAAATTTTTAAAAAAGTTCTTGACTTTTATCGTGATACTTGATATAATTGTATCAAGATACAAGGAGAGTGATTAAAATGGCAAAAAGTAGAGCAGATTATTTCAAAGAAAGGAGAAAAAAATTAAAAACATTCAGCGTGGATATTGATAAAGAATTAGCTGAAAAATTAGAAAATAAGTTAGAAGAGTTGAAAAAGACAAAAACAAGATGGTTAATTGAAAAAATTGAAGAAGAAATTAACCAATAAAAAACTCCCTTGTATGAAAACAAGAGAGTATATACGTATAAAACGTATCCAACCAATACTATTATACTATATATTCTCTTAAAAAACAAATATTTTTAGGAGGAAAATTTTATGACACTTAGACAAGAACTAGGATTTGAAATTACAGAAAGTTTATTGGACGAACACAATCACAAGTTAAAATCAGCAAAAAAGGTGGTATTTGGTTTATTAGAGGAAATGTATGAAATGCTGTCTAAAGAAAATTTGGATAAATTAATGGATTTGGAAGATGCTTTGGGCGAATATCATCAAACAATCAAAAGAGAATACTACAAAGCAGGGTCAAATATAGAAACATTTGTCCAAAGAAATGAAGAAAAGGAAGTTGCTGAAAGAGTGGCAAGAATTGAAAGAAAAAATATAGTATAATGGAGGATAAAAGAATGAATGAATTACAAGTAATTGATGAAAGAGAAATCTTGGGAAAAAGATTTAGAGTGTACGGAGATTTTGAAAATTTATTGTTTTTAGCAAAAGATGTTGCAGAATGGATTGATTATGCGAAAACTTCAAACGGAAGTTATGATGTAAGTAAGATGTTGAAAACGATTGACGAAGATGAAAAGCTGATACGAAAAATTTTCGTATCAGGTCAAAACCGTAATATGTGGTTCTTAACGGAAGATGGATTTTATGAAGTCTGTATGCAAAGCACAAAATCTAATGCAAAAATCTTTAAAAAAGAAGTGAAAAAGATTTTAAAAACAATCAGAAAAACAGGAAAATATGAAGAGAAGAAAAAACCTCTTACACAGGCTGAATTAATTTTACAGCAGGCACAATGGATGGTAGAAGCTGAAAGCAGAATCAATAATATTGAGAACAATGTGATTGGACTTGCAAACACTATTGAGGATAACGACAAGAGCATAAAAAGATTGGAAAATAATCAAAGAAGAACAGTAACAAGCAACCATCTGACAGTAATAGCCTATGCTAATATAAAAGGGATAAAGCCAAAATCATACCACGCACCTTCTATAGGAAAGAAAGCGACTAAGATATGCAGGGAAAAAGACTTATTGATAGGAACAACAGTTGACAGCCGATACGGATTAATAAATACTTATCCTGTTGAAGTTCTGGATGAAATATTTTTTGAATAGTAGTAGAAAGTTTGCTATACCAAATTGAAAATTAAATAGAAACATAAAATCACAGTCATTAATTTGATTGTGATTTTTTTGTTACAAAAAATAAAATTAAAATATATAAGGAGAAATAAAATGAATTTAGAAAGAAAATATAATGAAGAAGAAGAAAAAGCAATTAATATGTCAAGAGAAATGGCTGGATTGCCACCTATTACACAAGATAATAAAAATATAACAGTTGAAAATAAAGAAGTTAAGAATGAAGCTATTGCAACAGAGGAAACAGCTGAAGAAATCAAAAAAAGAAGAAATGAAGCCGAAAGAAGAAGAATAAAACAGCAAGGCGGATTAAGACCTAAGCAGATATTTAAACACACTTTGATTGACTGGGATGGCAAAACGAAAGATGTTATTTGTGAATATCCGTCAACAAGACAGGCGATTAGATACTCTAAAATGGAACTTGATCCTGGAACGGGTAAAGGAATATTTTCGTTCGCTGATACAGTTACTGATTTCTATAATGACGGATTATTGCCAAAATTTGAAATCGAAGATTTTCCAGCAAGCGAAATTGCAGAATTAGCCACTTTCCTGTCGGAAGTGGTAAGAAATCCCTTCCTTAAATAGAAATCCTGCATTTTTCTATGAAGGGAAAATGTACATAAATAAGGATGAAATGCTAAAGGAAATAACAGAAATCGAAAACTTGGCATTTCAGCTTGAATTAAATGACAATTTTAAAAGTTTTAATTCATTTGAATTTTTAGAAAGATATAACAAGAACGATATTCCTGAAAAAGAATTTGAGACATTTTTAAAGATGTGTTTCTATGATACAGAAATACAGAAGATAAAAGAGCGGGAACAAAAGAAAATGAAGAAAGGAAGATGAAATGGCTAGCGGGGTAGGAGTTACTTATGAGTTGGAATTTGTAATAAAAGACAAGAATGCAAAGCAATGGATACAGTCTATGCAAAAGGAAGCTGAAAGGCTAGCCAAAGCATTAGATAAAGTTACTTTAAATAATTTTAATAAGCAAATTCAGCACATGCAGAAACATTTGCAGTCGCAAGGAAATCAATTAAAATCACAGCTTAAAACAGCACAGGATATGATGAAGTCGCTTGGAACAGGTAAAAATGTAAAAAGCGGACTGGATAATGTAAAGAGAGAGTCACAGGAAGCCAAAAAGAAAATGGATGAACTGAACAAGGCAAAGGAAGCAGTCGGAAAATCAGTCAAAGACCCTCTAAAAAACGTTGCAAAAGGTGCTGACAGTGCAATGAAAAAAGTCAAGGGGCTTTTAAATAAAGTTCGTGATGGAGCATTGTATAAGGCTGGAAGTTTTATTACACAGGCTGGAATGGAAGCGTTGCAGGAATACGGACAGACTGATTATGAGTTACGTGGGGCTTCTGCTAAGACTGGAGGTTTTGGAACTGACTTGAAAGATTACAGGAAACTTACAAAACAAGTTGGTGGGGCGACTAAATTTAATAATTTAGATGTTGCACAGGCTATAAACGCAGGAGCAACTTTAGGAATAAAAAAAGATGAGATGAAAGAAATTATTCCATCGGCTGCAAATTTAGCACAAGCATTCAATTCGGACATCACACCAGCACTTGAAATGGTAAAAATGCACATGAATTCTTATCAGTTATCTGCAAAAGAAGCACAAAAAGTAACTGACATGATAGCTGTTACATCTAAAAATACTGCGGCGGATTTGCCAAGACTTGCTGAAGGGTTCAAATACGTTGGAGCTTCTGGAAAAGCATTAGGAGTTCCTATGGAAACAGTTTATGCAATGCTTGGTAAAATGAACGATAACGGATTAATAGGTTCTACAGCTGGAACAGGATTGAATCAAATGTTTGAAAGTATGAAAGATTTTAAAAAACGAGATAAATTAGAACAATTGATTGGTAAAGTTACAGATGAAAAAGGAAACTTGCAGGATATGACTTCTATTTTGGAGCGGCTAAAAGGTGTAACTGACAAAATGGGAAACGCTGACAAGGCTGGAGTTTTAAAAACTATATTTGGAGTGCAAGGTGGAAGAGCTGTAAACACTTTGTTAAATGGAAGTATTGAAGATTTAAAAAAACTCCAAAACGAAATAAAAAACAGTAGCGGAGCAGCTGAAAAATTAAGTAAGTTCATGATGCAGGGAAGTGCTGGAGCAGTTGAAACCTTAATGGGGACAATGTCAAGCACGTTTGCGGCGGTATTTGATTCATTAGAGCCTTTATTAGTTCCAGTTGCAGGACTATTTATGGGAATTGCCGAAGCAATAGGAATGGTTGCTGAAAAAGCCCCTTGGCTGTTGCAATTAGTTTCTATTTTAGGAGCGTTGGTTGTAGGGGAATTAGTTTTTCAGAAGTTGAAAACAAGTATTGGGCCTTTTATAACTGGAATAAAAAAAGCGATTGCAAGTGCGAATTCGTTTAAAATGGTTTTATATGGACTTCTTGCTATCGGGCTAGTAGTTATATTTAACTTATTTAAGCAATGGCAGGATTATTTGCAGGAAAATGCTGATGTAAGCAAAGTCTGGGAATCGGCGTTGCAAAGTCTAGGTGCCGCATTAGGAGCAATCGGCGATTTAATAATGGCTGTTATTGGAGCGATATTTGGATTCAGCACAAAATCAAGCGATGCAAAGGACAAGACTAAAATATGGGGAATGACTGCTGATGAAGTGAAGCAGAAATTGGAATCATTTAAGAAAAATGTAGAGAAATTTACTGAAAAAATACAAGAGATGTCTAAATGGGTAGAGAAAAATAAAGGAACTGTGGAAACTTTGGGGAAAGCATTTTTGATTTTAGCAGGTGCTATGATAATACTTAAAGGATTGATTGCTTTACAGGCTGCATTAAATGCTGTTGCTATGATGAATCCGTATACATGGATGGCTTTATTGATAGTAGGTGCTTTATTGATAATTTGGGCAGGACTTACTTGGCTTTATAATCACGTAACTTGGTTTAGGGACGGAGTGAATGCAATTTGGGATTTCATAAAACAGCATTGGGTAACAATATTAAGTTATTTAGCAGCTTTCTTGTTAGGTGGACCAATCGGAATGGCATTATTGTGGTTATACAACAATGTAGGCTGGTTTAGAGATGGAGTGAATCTTATATGGGATCAAATAAAACAACATTGGCAAGTAGCAATAGGATTGATTGCAGGACTTTTACTGGGTGGACCAATCGGAGCCGCAATAGGTGCGTTTATTGGTTGGCTTGTTGAATGTTATCAAAAAAATGAGACATTCAGAAATATAGTTAATGGAGTTTGGAACGCTGTTAAAACTGTAGTTGGAAACGCTATTAGTGAAATGATTGGGAAAATAAGCGGATTGATAGCTGCGGCAAGAGAAGCTGGAGCGGCAATGAAGTCTCTTTTGAACGGAGATATTAGTGGAGCGTTAGATCATGCAGGAAAAGTTGTAAGCAGTTATAAAAATGCTGTAGATACACAAAGAATGAAGCACAAAATGGGTAATAAAATACCTACTTATGGAACTATGGCGACGGGAACAGATTATTTTCCTGGGTGGCGTTATAACAATATGACTACTACAGACGAACACGGAGATGAGGCGATATGGCTACCTAACGGAAGCATGATTGCTAGAAATACAACTACTCGTGATATGTTAGGAAACTTAAAATCAATCAAGAAAAATACACGTGGCGGTGCAAAAGAAACAGGGACAGTTGTTACAAATAATAATCACTTTGTATTCAATGTTAATGGAACTGACGAAACATTGCAGGAACTGAAACATGAACTTGAAAAATTAGGGATAGTGTAAAAGGGGGATAGGATGCAAGTATTAGATTTTTTAAAGACAAAGTTTGCTGAATTTGAAGTTCAGAAAGATAAACTTGAAAAACTGTATTTAAAATATTTTGGTATTAAGCCTAATGGATTTTTAGGCACTATACCCCTTTTAGTTCTTTCAACTGATTACAGCCAAGACAACGAGATAACAGGGTACAAATCTTATTTGAAAGACAATTTCAATGAAAATATGTTTGTAAATCCTTATACATTAAAAATCGAAGTAATTTTGCATGGTAAAGAATGGAAAGATGAGCTTGAAAAACTTGTCAAAGAATCAAGGAAAAGAAATTACACAATGTTTATGTACACTAAATTAAATAAAGTTTATGCTCCTCTTGCAATTACAAGTGTCAGCTATGCCGAAAATTACGAAAGCTACACAAGTATTAAGGTTTCAATAAATCTGAAAGAAATAAATTTGCTTAAATTTACTACGGCTGACGGAAAAACAACAACGGAAGCATACGTTCCTGAAGCAAGTACGCAGAATAGGGAAGTTACAGAAATTAATTTAAACGAATCAATGCAAAATGAATTTGAAATTGATCCTAGAGCAGGAGATGTTATAGAATGAAAAAATTATACAGTTTTGATATTACGTATAAAGAAAACGGCAAGAGCAGTTATAAAATATTGCTTGATGATGGAGAAAAGACGCTTGTAGCAACGTTGGATATTTATAACATTAGGGAGCTTTGGTATTTGGATATAAAGAGCGATAATGAGGATTTGCATATTGGACAGAGAATTAATGCTTATGAAGATTTATTTCTGATATGCAGGAGAAGATATAAGGAATTTCCAAATGTTAAGATGCTAGCCTTGCCGATTAATTTAAATGGTTTTGATGTTGAGTTTACAACGGAAACAGCTGGAGTGCTGCAAGATATTATGGTGGTGGTTTAATGGCTGAAAATACACAAAATAGCAATAATTATTATATTCTGTGGGACAGATATGCAAAAGTAACGTTTAAAGTGAAAAACGGAAGCGAAACAGAAGAAATTGAGTTTGAAAGGTTTCGAGTTGAAAATGTTGTTGATTCGTCGCCTGACTTTGAGATAGAAACAGAGTTTGATATTACAGAAAGTACAAATATTGCTAAAATAGTTATTTACAACTTAACGGATGAAATAATCAAGAAACTGAAAAAAGGTGTGGAAGTAATTATTGAGGCAGGATACTGGAATGATGGGAAAAATAAGGATATTGGAGTTATTTACAAAGGGATTATTGAAAGTTTGAAAGGAAGCTGGAGCAACGCTGATAAGAAATTTGAAATAACTTGTAATACTTATAACGACGAATACAAGGACACGAAAATCAATCTGAAGGCTGAAAAAGGAACTAAGGCAAGCACGATTATAAAACTTATTTTATCAAAGCTGGATAAATTAAAGGCTGGGACAATAGAGCTTGGGAAAGATATCGATTATAAGGACGGTAAAACTCTACATAACAATGTCAAGTATATTTTCAAAGAACTGGCAAAAGATACGAAAAGTGTTTTCTTTATAACGAACGGAGTTGTGACGTTTCAGCCACGAGATAAGATAAATAGAGGACTTTTAGAATTTGACCCAAACAGATTTCAAGACGTTAAAGAAAACGACGGGACTTATACCTTAAAGGCTATATTTGACCACAGATTTCAAGAAGGTTTTAAAATTAATCTTGATTTGAAAAAGGCTTTTGAACAACTTGAAATTAAAGGAGAATATTTAATTACAAAAGGTAAGCACGTAATGAATTTTAAAACAGATGCTTACACAGAATTGGAAATTAAAACTAAATTTGATGATGAAGAGACTAAAAAGGCTAACGAAATTGAGATTGTTACAGGTAAGAAAGGTAAAAATGAAAAGTCTTCCAAAAAGAAAAAGGGCAAAGAAAAAAGCAAAAAAGATGGAAAAGATAAGAAGAGCAAAGAGAAAGAAAGCCGAAAAGACAGCAAAAAAGAAACAAAGAAAGGCGGTAAAAAAACCACTACAAAAAGTAACGGAAAGAAAAAAGAAAAAGACTGGGATAGAATTGTAAGAACTTATGGAGTAGGAGGCAACAAATGAGAAAAAAGACAGTAGGAGATCATATAGAATCAATGATAAGCGGTAGCTTTGATAATTTAAATACCCTTGCAATAGCTAAAATTGTGGAAGTAGACAATTCAAATATGATTTGCAGTATACAAATGCTTGATATTCCTGAACTTTTTGGCACTCGTGATGAAGTAGAAGTAATTGAAAATGTGCCGATTGCTCCAATATTTTGGGGTAGCAAATGCAAAATAAATGCTCCGTTATCTGTAAACGACAAAGTTTTAGTGGCATTTTGTCAACACGATACATTCAATGCACGAAATGCTTCCGAACCTTGCGAGCCAAACTCTAGTGCTAAATTTGACATAAATAACGCTATCGTAATCGGGCAGATAACAAGTGATGCAGAAAAGAATGTATCTAATGACTTCTATATTGCTTACGGCGGAACGCTTGTAACAATAAATGATGGTGGAGTTGCCATAAAAGGCAGTTCCATAAATATAAGTGGAGCAGTAAGTATTGAGGGGGATTTAGAAGTAAGCGGAGACGCTACGATTGGCGGTAAATCATTCTTAACTCATACTAACGGCGGAATGCCATTGGATTAGGAGGTAAAAATGAAAAGTGTTGAAAGTTGGCAAACAGAAAAAGATGACAATAAAGAAATTGATGTCGTAATGGGCAAAAACATAATATTAAGTTCTGGAACAGAGAAAATAAGGCTAAGGCTTGAGAATAAGTTGAGATTATTCTTTAATGAGTGGTTTTTGCATAAAAACGAAGGTATTTACTGGATTAAAAGAAACGAAAACAACGGGCAGATAGGAAATTTACTGGAAAAGTTTAATATTGAAACTCAAGTAAAAGAAACGATTTTAGCAGATGAAGATGTGGCAGAAATAATAAAATTTGAAAGTGATTTTAAAAATGGAACTGGAAATTATAATTTTGATGTTGAAATATTGTTAAAAAATGGGAAAACTTTGACAATTTAGGAAAGGGGGGAACAATGGATTTTGGATTAACGGATGCAGGATTTGTATTAAAAAGTTTTTCAGATATTATGAAAGATATAGAAAAACGATACAAAGTAAGATTGCAAGATAATGAATACACACTTGACTTTAATACGCCCGAAGGTATTCATTCTGAAGCGATAGGATTTGAATTGTCAAAATTATGGGAAGAACTTTTGGGCTTTAACAATCAAATGAATTTAAATACGGCAACTGGAATTTATTTGGACTATTTTGGAACTTTGTTAAGAACTCCGCGAAATCCAGGGGCTTATGCGACTGGGCAAGTAAAGATAACAGGCGTGAAAAATAGAGTTATCCCAGCACAGACAATCATAAAATACGCAGAAAAGGAATATAGATTGTTATCTAACGTTACGTTGGATAAACTGGATAATAACGAGTATTACGGAATAGGATTTATTCAGGCAGTCGAAATTGGAGATGAAAGTAATATTACAAGTGATGTTTCATTCACGACCGAATATGGTGGAGTTGCCAAGATTACAAACGATGTCGATATAACTGGTGGAGCAGATGATGAAAACGACAGTCTTTACAGGGCAAGATTAAAAAGAAAACAGGCTATCGAACAGACTGCGACACATTCGGCGTTATACAACGGACTTATGGCGTTAGAAAATGTAAAGAATGTATTGATATTAGATCCTGAAACAGAGCCAGCGACAGAAGCTGGAACTATCAAAATATTTCTCGAAGGAACTCCTGATGACAAGATTTTTGAAACCATATTGGATTTGAAAGCTGATGGGATATTGACACTTGCAGATTCTAATGCACAGACTTTTGAAAAGAAACTGAAAAGAGATGTGTTTGAGAGAAAAATAATCTATAACATTATCAAATACAGCACGTTATTAATCAAAGTGGAAGTTTTGGAAGTGAAGAACTCCGATGAAAAAGATAATCGTTGGACGCAACAAATAAAGAAAGAAATATTAAACTATATAAATAATCTTAAAACAGGGGAATCTATTAGTTATTTAAAAACGTATTCAGAAATTTTGGGAATTGATGAAATAAGAAAAATTAATCTAAAAATGGGATTAACAGAATCCAGCGTAGCAACTCAAAATTTTGATAAAGTTTTTAATGTTCCTGTAGGGCAAAAATTCCAAATCAACGAAAATAATATCGAGGTGCTTTATGTATAAAGATAGCAAAGAATATACAGACGAAACAATCAGCAAGTTTCCGCATATGTATAAAAGAAATAGGGATAGCAACAATTATTTTTTGCTGGAGCTTTATCTTGAAGAAATAAGACAAGTGAGCAAAGGAATTTATGAGTTGCTAAAGTCTCTGGATATTATGAAGGCGACTGGGTATGTTTTGGATAAGTTTGGTACATCGTTTAATTTGAAAAGAAATACAAGAGAAAGCGATGAAGAGTATAGAAAAAGAATACTTGCAGAAATATCAAGAAAAAGTAGAAATGCAACTTTTGAAACAATAATAAATGTATTAAAAATCATAATTGAAAATTATGAGCAGAATATATTTGTTTTTAAAGAAGGAATTGTAAAAACTAATAATAAAGATATTGATTTCAATGTAAAAAATGGAAGTTTTAAAGGAAATTCTGAAACACAATTTTACAAAGAAAAAGCTGGCAGTATTTATATAGTTTTGAACAAAAGATTGCCAACACATATTAAAAAAAGTGTTTTAAATATTTTGCTTGAAATAAGGGCGAAAGGGGTTGAAATAACGATTGATTTTAAATACAGGGTGCAGACGGCAAATTATATTTCAAATGGAGCATTTGTAGGATTGAAAAGAATGTTGAATATTGAAGACAGTTTTTATGATGAAATTTTGCAGCAAAAAAATTATGAAAGTAATTTGGCTAGAATTAATGTAATTACACAGGAAGGGGTAAGATAGATGTTAAAAAAGATAAAGGACTGGATAGGATCTAATTTAGATGTTTACAAAGTTGAAAATGCAAGTGATGTCGGAGCAGGATTAGTGAGACACATTTGGAAAGGTGAAGAGACTGCAAGCCAAATCGGAACAACCTTAACAGCCCAAATCATGAATGATTTACAAAAGGGGCTAGTGCATACATTAAATGCAACTAGAACAGCTGGAACAAATAAAGATATTTACGAAGTAACGTTAAGTGGAATTGAAGAATTTGGAGTGTTTGACGGATTAAAATTATTGGTTAGAATTGATGGAGAAAATCAATTTGAGGATGTGTTTTTAAAATTAGGTGGGACAGAATATCAAGTTCATCAATTAAAGGACAATTTGCTGGATAAAGTTGATAAAGGGATTTTAAAAGATAAAAAGGAATATTTATTGAACTTTAAGAATAATTCTTTTGTCTTATCGGATAGTACTTTATATGGGTCACAAAAAGGCACAGCCCTCGAAGGTAACCGCCTAGCCGAAATAATAGGACTAGAATTTGGAGGTAGTATTCAAGACGCAGGAAACAAAGTAAAAGGGAAATTTTACTTTGATAATGTTACAAAATTTTATTATGAGTGTATAGCAGATACAAATTTAACATATAATGATGTCAAGAAATTTAAGGCTATTTCTAATAAGCCAATTTCAGATAGAGTGGAAGATTTTTCCAAAACCGAAACTGAGTTTGTGGCTGAAAAAGGGATTGCACTTTCCAAAAAAGGGGATTTAGTGATTCTTACTTGGGACAGCAACTATTATCTGACGGGCTCCCTGTCCAGAGGAACTGTCTTAGCTACATTGCCAGCTGGGTATCGTCCAAACTCAAATATTTCTGCCCCAGTTGCTTTTTGGAACAGCAATAACTCAGGAACTATAAAAATAGGGGCAGATGGGCGTGTAACTTGGGAGTCATCAATTAACTTTCAAGGCACAATTTATGCAAACGTTTCATATTTTGTTAAATAAAAAAACATCAGAGGATAAGGAGGAAAATGTAAATGAACATCGTAATTTATGATAAAAAAAGTCTCGAAATAATAGCTAGACCGATTATTACTAATTTGGAAGAATTTAAAAATAATCCTAACCTGTTTTATCCGGACTGGGATTCGGAAAAACATATATGGAGTGAACTGGAATACGAAAATCCAGTTTTGGATAACGGAAATCTAAGAGAGGCAACAAAAGAGGAGCTGTATAGAGCAGAAAAATACACTTTAGCTGAAAATGAATTGATTGAGAACGGAAAAATCAAAGTAGTTCAGCTGTCTGAATATGAGTATATTGAAAATAATGTCATCAAGTTAAATAGAGAAAAACGAATAGACGAAATCAAAAAGGAACTGTATGAGTTAAGACTTGAATACGATGCTGCACCATTTGAGTTTGAAGTAGGTGGCAAAAAATATCTTCAAAATAATAGGAGTATAGACCAATCCAATTTAACGAGAATTGTTGTCATGTGTCAGGCAATGAAAAAAACAGAATTCGAAAATTGGAAATTCTATACGAAAGACGGTAGTGAAAAATACGTCAATCTAACATTGCAGGACATGATGAAAATGGCGAATATAATGCAGGAACATACAACTAAAGCTATGGCAACCGAAACTCTATTGTCGCATAATTTAGAGAATTTAACTGATGAAGAGTTAAAAGAATATGATGCCAAAGATAGATACGAAAAAGCGTATAAAAATATGTAAGGAGGTATTTTATGCATCTTGAAAAAGACAAACTATATATATCGTTTCACAAGCCAAAAAGCCTAATTGGATTTTTAATATCGTTAAGAACATTAGGCAAATATAGTCATTGCGAATTCGTTCATAATGACTATGTGTATCTAAGTAATCCTGGAGGAGTACGTATAAAGCCTTTTGTGTATAAGGATAATATGGATATTTTTGAACTGGACAGCCACATTGAAATTCCAATTGTGCTAGAAGAGTTTAAGAAACTAAAGGGCAAAGGATACGACTACGGTGCAATTTTCTTCAGTCAGTTGCTTGAATTAGGAATTGAGCATAAGGACAAATATTTTTGTTCAGAATTATGCATACATTTGATAAACAAAGGGCTGGATGAGAGTCTAACGTACAATTTAAAAACAGTAAAGGCTAATCAGTTTAGCCCAGCCAAATTATATAAGTATTTGAAAGATATGGAATTAATAAATGAAAAGGAAGTGGTTTAATATGGAAAGATTTGACAAGATTTTCAGTTTTATGTTGGCTGTCGAGGGTGGCTATACCAACGACAAGAATGACAAGGGTGGAGAAACAACTTGGGGAATTACAAAAGAGGAAGCAAGAGAATTTGGTTATACTGGAGATATGCGAAATTTAACAAAAGATTTTGCAAAAAATATATATCTGAAAAAATATTACTTGGGAAACAAGCTGGATAAAGTTGTAAACGACAAAGTGGCTTTATCTATATGCGACTGGGCAGTTAATTCAGGAAGAAATGGAACAAAAAACGTACAGATAGCGTTGAATCAAATTAACGGAAGTGATTTGGTTGTGGATGGAATAATCGGGAATAAAACTTTGAAAGTATTAAACGCAACAGATCCTGAAAAATTTTTGGAAGTTTATCATAACTTACAAAGACTTTATTACAAAGGAAAAGTTGAAGTTGACAAAACGCAGGAAGATTTTTTGACAGGCTGGCTGAACAGAGTTCAGAGAAAGGAGGATTATTTGAAAGACTGGGGCAAAGAAAACGCAGTAACGGAGAATAAAAAATATTCTTTCACTCAATCAAGTTTGGATAAAATGAAAAAAGTACATCCAAAACTTGTCGAAGTAATGAAAGCTGCGATTGAAAACAGTCCGTATGATTTCAGAATTACAGACGGAGCAAGAACGGCTGAAGAACAGTTTGCTTTGTATCAAATTGGAAGAAGTAAGCCGGGAAGAATTGTAACAAATTGCGATGGAAAGAAATTTAAATCAAACCATCAAATCAAATCTGACGGATACGGACACGCAGTTGACATATTCCCTTGTGGAGTTATCGAGAACGGTGTGTACAGAAAATTTACATCTGAAGAAGGGTATGATGAAAAGAAATTGAAATTGATTGCAAACCATATCTTGGAAGTAGCAAAATCCAAAAATGTAAATATCGAATGGGGCGGCAACTGGAAAATGCACGACACACCTCACTTCGAATTAAAGTAATGTGCAAACGGCTTTGATATAAGCTGAATTTGAACGTTAAAAAACTTTTTGGATAAATAGGTAGGCTAGCAGTCTGAAATTGATTGTAGGGCTTGCTAGATGACTTAAAAATGATATTAATAAATTTTAGGAGGAGAAACAATGGATAAACAGTTACAAGTAATTTTAATAGGGATGTTGGTAGATTTTACCAGAAAAGAAATATTGGAAAAGGAAATAATCTTTGGAGCTAAAAAAGGGATAGAAAAACTGGAAGCTGTTAAGAACAACTTTTTTGGAAAGTTTAAGGATTTTGTAAAGAAATCACAGGAGATAAATAACCCATATATTCCTGATGACATTGAGAAATTTACTGAAGATTTATTGTTAAAAGGTGCTGAGTCACTTGAAAAAACTATAAATGTAGATGAAATAATACACAGAATACTTGGAGAAGAAAAAACAGCAGTAGGGATATAAGGAGCATAACCAATGATAGAAGATTTAAGAGTGATAATTGACAATCACGGGCTTTTCTTAATTCTATTCTTTTCTGGAGTACTATTTGGAGTTGTAGCTCAAAAGATGATTGATAATCAACCTGTAAAGCCGTACATAAAAAGAATAGCCGTTGCTGGAATGACAATGGCTATAGCCCTATCTCTTAATAAAGTGGTGGGGCATTTTAATGCCGGCTTCCTGTACCCCTGGAGTCCTGTGCTGGGTTTTTTCGGGGAAGCTATGATGGAAACAATCAATCAGAAAAGATACGGAATCAGCAAAGGGTTTTTGGAACTCTTGCTGGAAAAGTTCGGATTCGTCAATAAGGGTAAGGGTGATAAATGATGAAAAGTTATCACAGAAGTAGGAAATTTGCAATAGTTGTGTTAGCATTGATATTCCTAAATTCAGTAATGACACTGAAGTTAAGGGGATACCAAAGAACACAAAACTTGAATTTGTTACGGAGCAAGTTAAGAAGTGAAAGCAACAAAGATATATTTGATTCTATAGAAGAGAAATCAAAGAAAGAAGACTTGATTCTTCTGATAGGAACAAATTTAGCAACATTAATAATTATTGCGGGATTGGATAGATTCGGAATATTTGAAGAAAGCGATGAAACTATAAAGGAGAATAAGAAAAAACTAGTAAAATTATTTTTGTAAAATTTTGGGTAGTCAGAAATGGCTATCTTTTTTTGTGAAAAAATCATAATATTAAAAAAGACTAGATGTTGGTTAGTCATCTAATCTTTTTTATTGTGGTTATTTCAATCTCTTTAGAACTCCAAATAAGAGATTTTTAGAGTTAAATATAAATTTTAAATGCTTTAGCTTTTTTAGGATAAATTACAGTACCGTTAGGCAACTTTTTAGTCCGAGAAAAAACGAAAGCACCTTTTTCATCATAATAAATTTTATGATTTGAATAAGGATTTTCATCCATCTTTTTCATTTTATATCGCCCTCCCTTCGCTTGAAAATTAAAGGTTTAAAAGGAGTTCGATTTATTATACTATAAAAAATTATAAATAACAACAAAAAAAGATAGCACCACACTATCTTTCTTAACCTTTAATTCAAGCAAAGTAATCCATAACCACATGGATTAGCACAGAAAAACGAATATTCTTTTTTTCTTGTATGTATATTATCATATTTTAACTAAAAAAGTCAACAAAAATGTGGATAAATTTAAAAAAATGTGGAAATAGTGTGGAAAAGTTGTGGGAAAATTAAAATAAGAGCCACACAAGGCTCTTATTCTTTTTTTGATAACAAAAGTTTGTTATTTTTAATTTTTTTTATTTTAACTCCATTGTATTTTTTATTTATCTGTGATAAACTATTATGGTTAAAAAGGGCAAGGCTGTAATTGCCAGCCCTTAAATAGCCCTTATTTTTCTGAAAAAATTACATAAATCAATGATTTCAGAGAAAGTTTTTTTAGCAAGAAAATAATATTATTTTTCTTAGAAAAATCAAGGGTTGTGAACATTTTTGAAATGTATTCAAACAAAGCAAAAAATATTGATATACAATTCAAAGATAACTGTATTAAAATAGAGTGTACAAAATTTAAAAAAAATAAGGAGAAAATTTATGAAAAAAAATTTATTGTTATTAACATTGGGAATTTTGGCAGTATGTCAGTTAGGGTATAG